TCCTCGTGATTTGTAGTATACTGAATATCCCTATGGAAACTATTATAAAAAGAAAACTGCGACAAGCCAACGTTTTTCATGACGTTTTGTGCCTTGAGCAGCGCGAAAGGAATGAATATAAAAATGATAAATACGTGGGGAGAGCATTATTATGCATGGAACGGGAAGCTGTATGACAGTGGTATTGTCCGATCCTGTATACGTCCCAAGGTTAAAGCTATAGGAAAATTGGCCGGAAAACATATAAGACTGGGGAAGGAAGAAACTATAATTGTCAATCCGGATGCGAATATCAGATTTTTAATGGAAAAGCCAAATCCATATATGACGGGGCAGCAGTTTCAGGAGAAAATGGCAACGCAGCTCTGCTTGAATAATAACGCATTCGCCTTGATTATTCGGGATGGTAACGGAAAGCCATACCAGCTCTATCCGATACCCTGTGATACGTGCGAAACCCTTTATAAAAATGATGAACTGTTTATAAAGTTTTATTTCAGGAATGGGAAAATATCTGTCTTTCCTTATACGGAAATCATCCATTTAAGACAGGACTTCAATGAAAATGATATTTTCGGGACAAGCCCGGCGCCTGCTTTAAAAGGCATGATGGAGATTATCGGAACCATAGACCAGGGGATTATCAAAGCTATTAAAAACAGCGGGATAATCCGGTGGCTGATTCAATTAAATAATTCTATGCGAGACGAAGATATTGAGAAATATGTGAAAAACTTTGTAAAAAACTATCTCAGTATTGACAGTGAAACATTCGGAGCTGCGGGTGTTGACAGTAAAGCGACGATTCAAAGGATTGAGCCGAAAGACTTTGTACCAAACGCACTGCAGACAAAAGAAACCATTAACCGCATCTATTCATTTTTTAACACAAATGAAAATATTGTGCAGTCAAAATGGACAGAGGATGAATGGAATGCATATTATGAGGCGGAGATAGAGCCTTTTGCTATCCAGATAGGAGCAGTATACACGGTAAGGTTATTCAGCAGGAAGGAAAGGAGCTGCGGAAACCGGATTATGTTTGAAGCCAGCAACCTACAGTGTGCCAGCCTAAGCACAAAACTGGCACTGGTGGCTATGGTTGATCGCGGAGCCATGACACCTAACGAATGGCGGGAAACAATGAATATGGCACCTATTCCGGGCGGAGACCAGCCAATCAGAAGGCTGGATACACAGGTGGTCAACCTGATAAAAGATATGCTTGGAAAAATGAGCAGTGAAAATTATGCTGTTATGGCGGGATTGATTGAACAATTGTTGCAGGCAGCAGGAAAGGAGAGCGAGGATGAAACACAGAATAAATATCCGGGGAGTACTGATTCCCAACGACTACAAATGGTTTTATGACTTTTTCGAAGAGGATTCAACCTGTCCGGCGGATGTACAGAAAATACTTGATATCATAGAAGAAGGGGATGAAATAGAAGTCTATATTAACAGTCACGGAGGCGTGATCGATGTGGGGAGTGAAATTTATGCACTTTTAAGATCACATTCCGACCATGTTAAAATCTATATTACAGGAGAGGCCTGCAGCGCTGCATCCGTAGTGGCAATGGCAGCCTACTGTGAAATGGCGCCTACGGCGTTGATGATGGTACATTGTGTGTCGACGGCTGCCGCCGGAAACCATAACGACATGGAACATACGGCTGAAATTTTAAAGACGGCTGATAAGGCCTTATGTACAGCATATATGAACAAAGCTGGAATGACAGAGCAGGAAACGTTAAAATTGATGGAAGCAGAAACATGGCTTACGGCGGAAAAGGCAAAAGAAAATGGGCTTATCGACGGCATCATGTTTGAAGGAAACCGGAACACGGATGTGGTCATGACGGCAGGCCCGTTGTTTACTCTTCCCAGTGAAGAGAAAATGGAAAAAGCAAAGAGAATGGTAAAGCAGGCGGATTCGGATAAAGAATCGGCTTTTTTTATGCAGCAAAAGTTAAATCTTTTAAAAATGAAGGGAGAATAAAAATGACAAGAGAACAGTATTTAAAGAAAAGAAAGGCCATGATGGATGCCGCACAGAAGTTTATTGATGAAGGTAAGGCAAAAGAAGCAGAATCTAAGATGAAAGAGATTGAGGATTTGGACTCTGAATGGGGTTCTATCGCACAGGCCCAGGCAAATTTTGACGCCATGAACAAAGAACCTGTGGCAGTAAGAGGAATTACAGTTGAGGATGCATTTGGAAAAGATAAAGGTGGAAAAGAAGCGGCAGCAGCATTTGAGTCAGAAGACTATAAAAATGCATGGGCAAAAAAGTTAATGGGCAGGCCCTTATCCGATGAAGAGAGTACGATTTACAAAATGGTCAATGAGGAATTTACCCATACGACAGGAAACACCAACGTGGTAATCCCCAAAAGCGTAGCAGCCGGCATTTGGGAAATAGCCGGGGAGCTGTATCCTTATTTTGCAGATGTCAACAAGAGCTATGTGAATGGCGTTTTTTCCATGATCATGGATGATACTTCCTCAGATGCTGCATGGTATACAGAAGATGACGAGAACGAGGATGGAAAAGAGACCTTTAAGGACTTCAATTTAGGCGGCTGTGAACTCTCCAGGTCAATTACAGTATCGTGGAAACTGAAAGAAATGGCGATGGAAGATTTTATTCCCTACATCCAGAGAAAAATGGCAAAGAAAATGGGAGCTGGAGCCGGATATGGGGCAACCCACGGAGCCGGGGCAAAGGCGGCGGATGGAAAACCGGAACCTATGGGAACCGTAACTGCTCTGCTGACTGAAAAGGATACTCCGCAGGTTGTTATCTACACTGGAAAACCTTCTTACACGGATATTACCAAAGCAAGAGCGCTGATAAAATCCGGATATGGGGCAGGACTTTCCATTTATGCAAATTCCAGGACTATATGGAGCCAGCTGGCAAATGTAGTGGACGCCAATAAGCGTCCGTTATTTATTCCCGATCCTACCAATCAGGGAGTTTTCAGGATTCTGGGAATGGTAGTGAAGGAAGATGATTCCATGAAAGACGGGGAAATCCTCTTTTCCAATGCAAAGGACGGATACCACATGAATATCAATAAGGAGATTAGCATGATGACAGAGGAACATGTGAAAAAAAGAAGGACGGATTACTGTGGCTACGCCATTATGGACGGGAATATCCTGACAAGCAAAGCCCATGCATTACTGACAACACAAGAAGCGGCAGGAACCGGAACCCCGGAGCCCAATGCTGATAATCCGGAGAGCGCAACAGGGACAAATCCGTAGTGATTTCCATAGATCAGGGGCGGGAAACCGCTCCTGTGGGTTAAGGCGGTGGTTTTAATGGTCAAAAAGATCAGAACGACATTAAGAATATCCCATGCCAAGCTAGATGATGATATCAAGAGCAATATAGAGACAGCTTTATTGGATATGAAACGTCTTGGGATAGAAACGTTTAAGCGGGACAAAGAGGGGGAAATCGTTTTAAAGGATTCCCAGAAGGAGTTGAAGGATGCCCTCGTGGAAAAAGCTGTTGAATTGTACTGCAAGGCTTCGTTTGATTTTCAGGGAAAGGGAGAACAGTACCAGAAAAGTTACGAAGCCTTAAGGGATTCCTTGAGTCTTTCGGGAGAATATAAGCTATGAGAAATGATATTATTCAGGTTGTTACAGAGTATAAAGAAGGGGCGGAGCTGAAGCACAAAATATCGGATGAACTTTTTGCGGAGAAAAAGTCTGCAACACGTTCGGAATTTTATGCAGCCCAGGCTTCCGGACTATCTGCAAAATATGTTTTTGAAATGGATATGGAGGATTTTGAAAGCTGTGATGTAAGCGTGCAGGAAGGGGATGTAGTAAGAAAATATTATCCGGGGCACATTCTATATAATGGCGAAAAATTTGAAATATCCAGAACTTATATAAAGGATTTAAGCAGCATTGAAATAACTGTTAAATGAGAAGGAGGAGAAAGCGTGAAAGCCAGTGTCAGCTATGAGGAAGTGCTGGAAGGAATACAGATTGATATCAGCCGTCTTCTGAAACTTGCTGAGGATAAGAGAAGAGAAGCTTTGGAAAAAATTGGAGTTGCAGTTGAATCAGCAATCACAGCTACCGTTCCCAGATCTGATAAAGAGTTTTATTGGTATGAAGGAAGTAAGAGGGAAAGCGTACATATAGCAGACGATATTGAGCACAGAATTAAAAAAGCTAGAGGAACAAAGGAACTGTATGTAACCATATCCGGCGGGGAAAAAACATGGCAGAAATGGCTGGTAGTAAATGATGGGCATGTAGCTCAGAACGGGAAATTTGTGCCGGGAAATTATTTTGCGGATAAGGCTGTCGTAAAAGCTGAAAACGAAATTGATGATATTGTAGACAGCTTTTTACAGGAGGTGGTCAGAGATTGAAGCATTAATAGAACAAATCAAAAGCCTGATAGAATTTCCATATATCAAAGAGGATAACATGATTTTAGATGGTTCATTTGCACTGGAACCCTATGCTTCAAAGGGGTTGAGGGGAAATGGCCGGATACAGTCATGTGTTGACTATTATGCCTGCAATCTGTTTATGAAGGACAAAGAGCAGCTCATGAAAAAAGCAAAGAAAATATGGAAATATTTGCAGAGCCAAAACGGATATGTATGTGATGACCCGGATTATACTTATGAAAAAGAAGGAAAAATATGGCGGGCGGCATTGCATATTCAGGTATTAGAGGAGGATGAACTAAGAACATGAGAACAAGCACAACTACTTATAGAATTAATATTAAAAACCCGGTTTATGCAGAGGTTCTTTCGGATGAAAATGAAGGGACAACTTATGGAGAGGTTAAAAGCCTTGGAGAAGCTCAGCAGGCACAGATTACGGCATCTGTTGCCAGCGGTCAGTTGTATGGAAACGGTGTAATGGTAGATTCCAGTGCAATGTTGGCCGGATTAAGCATGGTATTATCAACAACAAAAATTCCCATTGAAGCACAGGTTGATATCTATAATTATGAAGTTAATGACGGGATTGTACAGGTAAAAGCAGGAGTTAAGCCAAAATATATTGCGGTAGGTTACGAAGTGGAACAGACAAACGGAAGCCGTGAACTTGTCTGGCTGTTAAAAGGCAGGCCTCAGCCCATTAATTCAGATGTTAAGCAATCTGAAGCGAACATAAATTACAGCACGGACAGCATTACGATTGATTTTGTGAGGAGAAAGTCTGATGGAATGCTTAAATATTTTGCCGATGAAGCCAATCCGGAACTGACAAAAGCACAGGCGGATGTATGGTTTAAAGAAGGACCGTCAAAACCTGTTCCTGCAAACAAGGAGGTACTTGATGAAAACGATCAAAGTGAAACCAATTGACCCGATACAGATACAATTGAAGGATAAGGCATATACCTGCACTTTTTCCATGATGGGAATGGCATATATGCAGGAAGAGCTTGGAAAGTTGAAATGCAAACTTAATGAAATATCTCCGGCAAGAATGACAGCTTTAATCCTTTATTCAGGAATCAGACCCAATGAACCGGACTTTACCATAGAAGAAGCAAATGCACTGGCCGTTCAGATGGGACCGTCCCATTACAGCGATATGATCGGGGCATACAATGAAGCCATTTACGGCAGTATGGATAAAATGGGTCAGAATGAATTAAAAAAAACAGTAGCTCAGTATCTATTGAATGCAAAGAAATAGATTTCGGGATAGACGATGCCTATTATCTTTATGTAGAGAAGCTCCACCATACTGAGCAGGAATTTTGGAGCAGCAGTTATTTGAAGATTGACTATATCCTGGACTGCTTTGTAAAAGAGCTGGAAGCCCAAAGAGGGGCATTTGAAGGCAACGGAGCAGAACAGATAACCAGTATGAAATCATTACCGGGGTGGTAAAAATGGCGAAAAGTTATAAAAAAACAATTGTTCTGGGGCTGGATTACAGCGAATTTGAAGGAGGCATTACAGCCTGTAACAGGGAAATGAAAACGCTGGACGCAGAATTTGCCTTAATGCAGAGCCAGATGGATGGATGTGCGTCAAAAGCAGAAACCATGGCGGCAAAAGAGGAATATCTGACCCAGAAAATATATTTACAACAGAAAAAGGTGGAGGCCGCAAAGGAAAAATACAATGCCCTGATGGATGCTCATGCCGATACGGATAAGATTTCCAGAGCAGATCAGGCACTGCTAAAAGAAAGAACCACATTGGAGAAACTTCAGAACCAGCTTGAAGACACACAGATTGCACAGAGTAATTTCAAAGAAAATGCCACAGCGCTGATAGGTATTCTGGGAACGATTGCAGGAAGTTTGCTGGCATGTGTAAAATCGGCTTCCGAGTATGCGGATACCATACTGACCATGTCGGCACAAAGCTCCATTGCCACGGATACTCTGCAGGGATGGATCTATGCATCGGAACTGGTGGATGTGTCGGTTGAAACGATGACAGGTTCTTTACAAAAGATGGAAAAAAACATGGAGAGTGCTGCAAAGGGTTCAGGGACAGCGTATGACGCTTTTAAGAAGCTGGGAGTCAGTGTGCTTGACTCCGGCGGACAGATGAAGGATGCAGAGACTATTTTCTTGGAAACCATTGATGCATTAGGAGAAGTTAAGAATGCTACGGAGCAGGACCAGCTTGCCATGGACATATTCGGGAAAAGTGCAGCTTCTCTTACCGGGGTCATTGATGCCGGAAGCGAGGGAATGGCGGCTTATAAGAAAGAGGCGGAAGAACTGGGAAGGATTATGAGTGAAGATGACTTAAAGGCAGCAGGCGCTTTTGATGATGCCATGCAGAAATTAGAAAGTGCATTTGAATCCTTGAAAAACTCAGCAGGTGCAAAAGTGATACCGGCATTGACTGGGATAATCGAAGCAATAGCATCTATTCCAACGCCGGTATTGGGAGTGATCGTAACATTGGTAACTACAATTACCACACTGGTAATGTTTGCAAAGACAATTAATTCCGCCATGGAAGCAGGGAAAGGATTAAGTAAGATTTTTAAAGGCGTTGGAAGTACCATGGACAGCACTTATGCAAAAGTTCTTCTTATGGTAGTTGCCTTGACAGCTCTTGCAACAGTAATAGCTGTTATTATCGGGAAAACTTCTGATATAGAGCGTACGGCAAGCAGTATAGGAAATTTGACAGGGGGTGCATCTATACCACAGGGAGGAAAGCCACAAACCGGATATAATGCATCCGGTACTAAAAGCTGGAGAGGCGGAGCTACATGGGTAGGGGAAAACGGTCCGGAAATTGTTGATTTACCACCGGGTTCCAGAATTTATAACAATAAAGAATCTACAAATATAGCCGGAGATACTATATACAATGTTCAAATAATGTGCGATCTGGATAAAATGCGTTCAGTCAGCGATGTGGTCGATGCTATAGAAGGCCTTGGCGCATCAGCACAGTGCGGAGGTTGATAGAATGGCGTCACATACATGGAAAAGTCCGGCGGGAGTTGTTTCCTATCTCAATACCGGTATCCCGAACTTCGGGTCGGGAAGTGCAGAATTCGGCTGGTTTGGCGAGGATATGCATGACTACAATCCCAACAATAGAAACATTGATGGTAATTTCTGTGCCATGCTCTTTTTTGACACATCAACATTTCCATCAGCAGATACCTTAAAATATAAAAACAATATACGGTTAAGAATGCATGCGGTTGCCATCGAGTATAAAAGTAACAGTTCCAGAGGGTATGCTTATTATATTAATCGGGATGAACAACGCTATGTAAGCTGCAAGATGTGCAATTCTTCAAATTCTGCAACCAGTCTTGTTAATATGAATCTTACACAATTGAAACAATCAAGAACTTACGTAGAGGGTACGCAAAGAACAGTGTCCGTATCAAGTGAATATATTGATTTTTATTATGACTATTTCATAGATTATGCCAGACACAAGTGCACATTTTTTGAATTCCTAGGGTCGATAGCAAATGGGGTATACTATGGCGGACTGTTGGAAAACATACAGGACACCTACCTTATGCTGACCTATGATGATGTGATTCCGACCGGAAAAATGACGTCTCCGGTTGAAGGGGCTGAATTTCATAAATCCCAAGCGGTTACATTCAGGTGGAGCTATTCAGAATCTAAAGATGTCGGACAAAAGTCATTTAGCATTAAATATACAACAGGAGGGCAAACTCAAACAGTAACTAGGAGCACTTCGAATCATTACTATACATTTCCTTCGGGAACTTTTAGCGAGGGAGAGGTTTCATATTATTTAACGGTTACAAATAATGATAATCAGACTTCGACCAACGGGCCGTATACAGCGGTTTGTATTCCGTCTTATCCGTCGGTTGAAGCAACTTATCCGGTAAATATAGGCGTGCCAAAGTCGCAGCCTTTTACCATTACCTGGAAGTTTAGCGAAACCGCCAGTACGGGACAGAAAAACTATTCCATAAGCATTACCCAGAACGGAAAGACAAAGACCCTTAAGGAAACAGGAGAAGCGACGTCGCATACAGTCCCGGCTTATCAATATGTAGATGGTACGGTAACTTATTCAATTACAGTTACGAATAATGACGGGCAGTCGGTAACGAAGGGGCCGTACAGTTTTAATATTGTCCCTTCCTATCCCACGGTTCAGGGTGTATATCCCATAGATGTTCTGGTAAAAAAATCAAAGGAATTTTCCATAGCGTGGAATTACAGTGAAACCGTGTCTGTCGGACAGACAAAATACTGGGTGTATATCACACAGAATGGAAAGACTACAGAATACTCGGGGACATCGGCAAATCATTTTCATACGGTTAAGGCAAATACGTTATTTAACGGAGCCTGTTCCTATACGATTAAAGTCTTAAACAAGGATGGACAGTATGGTACCTGTGGACCTTATGCGTTTGTCGTGGTAGGAGATTCTGATGCGCCTGAAATCATTGAAGTGACGAATGATGCTAAACCGGTCATTACCTGGGAGATAGATTCGCAGAATGCTTTTGAGATTGTTATATATGATGATAGTGAAAAGAAAGTCTATGAAAGCGGCGTGGTTGTGGACGAACATCTAAGAAACCATCGGGTAAACACTTTGCTGAAGAATGGGAAGTACATAGTAAATATAAGAGCCTTAAATATATATGGCTATTATACGCCATGGGGGACTTATTACCTGACTTTGGATGCGGAATGCAAATCATCCATCGAAAAAATATATGTATTTGCCACTCATGAATATGGAGTTTCGGTGAACTGTGAAGTTACGGGAGGAAAGGCCTATGTTATCAGGAAAAAGGCAGATGCAGGAGACGTTGAAATCATAGGGGAATATAAAGAAGGATTTATTGATTATACAGCCTCGTTAAGAGACACTTATCAATATGCAATCCGTCTGTATGACTGCGGCATTACTGATTCAGCTTGGAGAGTTACAAAAGTAAAAGCGGATGGGGTGGTAATCAGGGACTTTCGGGATGAAAAGAACCTTGTAAATTTATGGATGTCCGAAAAGGATGTATTTAGTACTTATATGGAGGATTCCAGAGAGAAGAATCTTATAAAGTGTCTAGGGAGAACATATCCAATAAAGGAGCAGGGAGAATGGAAGGCAAGCAAGAGAAGCTTTAAGGCCTACGTCACGGAGCGGGAACTGAAAGCACTGACGGATATGAAAATCAATGGAAATGTTGTGAAATATCAGGCGGAAGGAGAGTACATGGTATGTGATATGGATTTAACTGATAATGGGCCGTATATGGATGGCAGAATTGTAACTGTTAATTTAACCAGAGTGGATATATAGGTACAAATATGGATATTTCAACAGAAAAGTATACAAATGATTTCCTGATGGAGAAACTCTTGGAGGAAAGCAGGACAATTAAATATGAATATATGGTGGCCGACAGGAAGGATGTTCCTATCGGCCAGATTGCTGTATCGGATGGGAAAATATCAGTTGATTCGAAGGCGGAGGTCATGCGTACTTTTTCGGGCACTGTAGAAAAATCCGATTTGATGAATATTGGATGTACGGATTATAGAATCATTCCATATATGTGCCTGAATATCGGAATGGATGTTGTGAAATGGCCTCTTGGGAAATTTATCGTTAATACATCACTTAGGGGTACATCCTGTAGAAATATAATCAGCATAAACGGATATGACATGGCCAAGATAGCAGTTGATAATAAAACGACATCCAGATTTTATGTTCCTGCCGGCGGAGTTTATACATCTTATATTGCGCAAATACTGGGAGAATGTTACGACTTGTTGGATATTCCCACATCTGCAATCACAAAAGGCTATGATCAGGAGTGGGGGATAGGAACATCAAAACTAAAGATTGCAAATACTTTATTGCGGGCGATCAACTATACTCCAATACATTTTGATGAATCTGGAATAGGAATATCGAAAAAATATGAGTTTCCGCAGTTGAGAAACATTGAACGGGTGTATACGACAAATAAGAAAAGCATTGTTCTGGATGGGATATCAGTGGAATCGGATGCATTTAACATACCTAATAAATTTGTGAGATATACAGAAAATGCGGACAGCGCATATATGATTGCCACATATGTGAACAACGATGCCAGTGATCCCTTTTCGGTAACAAACAGGGGGAGAGTAATTGTTGATTCTGCTGCAGTGGATGATATAGCATCCAATGAAGATTTACAGAATTATGTAAAGACGGTGGCGATAAATTCAATGCAGTCATCAAACACGTTGACTTTTAAAACCCTGAATATGCCGGGACATGGATATCAGAACTGTCTGTTTATAAATTGTGATCAGTATGATATTAAAGGAAATTTTATTGAAACGGCATGGGAAATGGATTTAAAGCCTGGCGGAGAAATGCTACATAAATGTGAAAGGATAATGGTGCTATGAGTTTAAACAGCAATAAACTTTTGAATACAATTACAAATTCAAAGAAAGAGGAAGAGGCACAGACCAGGATGGCAGTTGTTTCTTCTATAAGAAGCGGCAAAATATATTTAACATTTTATGGAGAAGAGGAGATGTCGCAAAAGCCATATAAGCGGCTGGATTCATATATGCCTTCAATCGGAGATACGGTTGTTTTGCAAAAGGTAGGCTCTTCTTATTTGATAACAGGAAAGGTGGTATGAGAATGGAAAGACCGAGTTATGTCATGAAAGTTGACATGGTTGATACCGGAACAGTTGAAAGCGGTATCCGCTTAAAACAAGGAGACTGTGGCACCGTCATTTACTTGAAGGTGTACAACAACGGAAATGTATATTACGATGCAGAGATGCTGCCAGACGTTTATTTTAAAAGAGCGGATGGCAGCACTGTTTTTGGGAAGACAGTGGAGGGATATGATGAAATGTATGCATATACCATCATTGGAAATGAACTGGAAATTGCGGGAACTGTTATTCTGGATGTTAAATTTAAGCTTGAAGGCGGACGGGAGTCTTCGGCATCCTGTTCCTTTGAATGTGTCGCCGATACAATCGGAGAAACAATAACGCAGTCAAATATATATTGGAATGATGTTGTAAAGGTATTAAGTGAACTGGAAGAAATATCAAAGAAAGCAGAAGAACTGACAGCTAATCTTTCGGAAATCGTATCTCAGATAACTGCGGATGCAACAGCTGCAGATAATTATGCGGTAGAGTCGAGATCATATGCCATAGGCGGAACAGGAACACGAGAGGGGGAAGATACGGATAATGCAAAGTATTATTGTGAGCAGTCAGGCAGTTACTTCGCCAATGTGCTGGAAAATGCTTCTTTAGTGGAGGAGGCAGCCAGAAATGCCGCTAGATCAGAACAGAATGCGGCTGATTCCGAAAATGGAGCGGTAATTTCGGAAATGAAAGCGGCAGATTCAGCAGCACTGGCAAAATCCTATGCAGTGGGTGGAACCGATACGAGAGAGGGGGAAGATACGGATAATGCAAAATATTATTATGAAAAAACGAGAGAGCATGGGACTGACATTGCGACAGTAAACAGGGCGGGGATTGTAAAGCCGGATGGGGAAACCATATCCATACAAGAGGATGGGATTATTAAAGCTGAGAAAGTAGAGAAAGACGGAAATGGCAACATCATATCCGAAACATATGCCCTTGCAACTGATTTTAATACATTGGAAAATGAGCTTTCTGCCGCCGTGTCAAGTGCGCAGGCAGCGGCTCAGAGTGCAAAAACGGATGCGGCCAGTGCCAAGACCACGGCATCCAGTGCAAAGACAACTGCGGATTCCGCTCTGAGTAAAGCTAATTCTGCGACATCAACAGCAAATACTGCAAAGACAACTGCGAATTCTGCTTTGAGTAAAGCTAACAGCGCACTTGATTTTGCTGACAGTGCGGCCAGTACAGTAGGCCAACTAAACCAATACATTACTTTTATTCCTGATATGCAGATGCTGCCAACTATTCTTGGCTGGGCGAAGAATTGTAACGGTTTGATGATAGGCATGATGGTAACTCCTTATGCACCTGCAGACGGTCCGCAGACAGCTGTTTCCGGAATAGCTGAATGGACCATATTGGTACTGGGACAGCCGGGATCTAATATCCGTCAGGAGGTAATAGCCTTCGGATTCGGAGGTGGTGTTTATGCCACTGTGAAACGCAGTATTTTTAATGGGAATTGGCTTGGAGGATGGGCAACAGTAAGATAATCAGGAGATTTAAACTATTTACAGAGTTGCGGCGTCGCAATGGGAAGGAGAAGCATGGAAACAATCATATCAAGCGTGATCAGCGGGCTTGTAGCCTTAGCTGTGTGTCTGTTGAACAGTAATTCACAGAGAAGAACAGCTGATGCGAAACACAATGAGACCATAGCCATTATCAATGTAAAAATTGACAATCTGGCGTCAAAGGTTGAGAAGCACAACGGAGTTATAGAACGTACTTATAAGCTGGAGGAACAGACCGCCCTTCAGGAAGAAAAGATCAGGGTCGCAAACCACCGGATAGAAGATCTGGAGAAAGAGAGGAACTAAGATGAAGAATGCAGAATTAAAGCAATGGGTACAATGGGCAAAGGCAGCAGGAGTGGAGTATGCTATCCTGCGGAGCACCAGAGGGAGCGGAGATCCGGATAAACAGTTGGCATCCAATATCAAAGGCTGTCAGGATAATGGAATCCCGGCAGAATTTTACAAATATTCTTATGCCATGAGCAATTCAGAAGCGAAAAAGGAAGCTCTGCGGGTTGTAGAAGTATTACAGGGCTATGGAATCATGCCCAGCAAAGATACTGTTATCTGGGCAGATATTGAGTACAACAAGCAGCTTGCCCTTGGAAAAAAAGCTGTATGGGAAATCTACGACAATTTCAAAGAGATCATCATTAATTCCGGTTACGGATGCGGCCTCTATATGGGCAAATATGCTTATGAGAATCAGTTTGATGGTTCTTTGATCCATGATGATCTGTGGCTGGCCAGATACTATGCAGGAGATAAGGCAATGCAGTTCGGGACCATCCCGAGCGATACATATAAGCCCGCTGTGGCAGCAGGTTCCAATTCAGTTTTGAATGGCTGGCAGTTTACTTCCAGCGGAAGGGTTTCCGGTATCAGTGGTAATGTGGATATGAATATCAGGTATACGGAGTGTGGAAGTGTGACTGTAGAGCCACAGTATTATGATACTCCGGAATTTACGCTGATTGACTGCTTAAATAAGATAGGCGTGGACAGTTCCTACAATAATAGGAAAAAGATTGCGGTTGTGAATGGAATTACGAACTATTCCGGAACAGCTGTCCAGAATAGGGGGATGTTAGCTTTGTTGAATGCAGGCAGATTGATAAAGAATTAAATCCGTGTTGCATTTCGTGTTGCATAGATATCAAAAATAATGTACTTTTATATTGCACTATAAAATTTGTACAGTATAATGAACATCACGAAACCTTGTAAATATGAGGGATGGGAGAATTTATTGTAGATATAGGACTTTTTAATGAATCTACACATTCGGGTTCGAATCCCGTCTCGTGCTTAATAAAAGCCTGGCAGATCCCAGGCTTTTAAATTTTTGTGCTTTATTTCGTGTTGTATATTTTCCGCTTTGATAAAAGGTCAAAGAATAGGATTCAGAAAGGGAACAAGCAGAGCGTATCATAAAGCCAAAGATGCCAAAATGAATACAATAAAACCAGATAATGATATGCAAAAATATGTGAAAGGTTAACTGTGTTTAATTATCTGATAATGAAAGGACATTCCAAAAAAATGAATTGGAATGTCCCTTTTTCTAATACTTAATAATATTTAAACAATCTTTTCGATATCAACATTTCCGATTTCCTTTAAATCCAGGAAGCGGTCGCCTACTTTTACGGTAGGTTTTGACAAAGCGACAGGATTTACATAGATAATTCGTCCTTCCAAACCGTTTGTCAGACGGACTTTTTGATTCAGGAAGGTATTTACAATATTTTCCAGAAAAGGTAACAAAAATTCCGGATCATATTTTTGTAAACCGTCATTTTCAAAATAGGTAATAGCGTTAAAGGGACTTA